ATCTCGGCCCAAGCGTGTAAGAGTTCGTCGAGCCCGACCTTGTTGCGCTGGGGCAAGCCGTCCGCTTCCCAGTTCGAGATGGTCGACGGGCTCGCACTGACGCCAAGGGCCAGGAGACGTTCCACCATCTCCCTCTGTTTCAGCCCGGCGATCTCGCGGGCCTTCCGCATCCGGTCACCTCGCCCGAACCTCGGGTTGGGTCTCGCGGTAGTCACCGGACGAAGATAACAGTTTGCGTGGTTTCCTGTAAATCCCCAGGTTTTCCACTAACTGTGGATAGCGCCGACGCTTGACAGGATTTCTGGTGTAGTCCAGAATCGCTGGCGTGGCCCAGACGGTTCCGAGCAGACCCCTCACGCCCGCTCAGGTGGCGACAGCGTTCGCGGTCTCCGTCGAGACCGTGAACCGTTGGGCCGAGGACGGCAAGCTCCCCGGCTATCGCCTCCCCTCGGGTCGATGGCGGTTCCACGCCGAGGACATCGAGCACATCTTGGCCGGGGAGCGCACGGGCTGATGACGGTGTTGTTGACGTGCGGTCATGAGTCGGCGTTGCGGGAGTCGGTGCAACCGAACGCGCTCTGGTTTTGCGAGACGTGCGAGGCATGGCAGGAACGCGACGAGTCGAACGGCCTCACCTTGGAGGACTGGCCCGACGACTGGCCGGTGATCGAGACCACCCCGCTCGATGACTACGAGCAGGATCATCGGGTTGCGTCGTTGAACGAACCTGACGAACAGGCCCGCTGGTGACGTTCCTTCTCGATGTCGCGGTCATGCTCGCCGCGGTCTGTCTGCTGTTCGTCTGGCTCGACTGGCCGGAGCGTGAGTCGTGACCGACGACGTGAACAACTTCTTCATGGGGAACAGCGCACTGTCGTTGTCGTTCCTCGAGGTTGGCACCGTCCATGAGGGCCGCATCACGCACATGACGATGGTGCAGGCGCGGGACATGGTGACCAAGGAGCCGAAGGTCTGGCCGGACGGCAATCCGAAGATGCAGGCCATCATCACGTTGCAGACCGACGAACGTGAAAGCCAGGTCGAGCACGACACCGGCATGCGCCGGCTGTTCGTCGGGAGCGGTGGGATGCGTGCGGCGATCACCGCAGCGATCAAGAACGCACACGCGGACGGTCTGCGCGTCGGTGGGCTGCTCGGCGTGAAGTACGTCAGGGACGGTGACGCGACCTCGCCGGGACTGAACCCGCCGAAGGTGTACGCCGCGAAGTACGAACCGCCCGCGGTGGACGAGTACGTCGAGGAGGCGCCTGACGTCGGCGAATACAGCGAGGAGCCGTTCTGATGATGTCTCTGCCCCTGTACCCGCAAGTCAGCGGAGCGGAGAACAGCGCGGGCGCGGGGGCGTCCACCACTTTCGCCCCCGCGCCCGCGTTCCATCTCGCGCGCCTCTTCCCCGTCATTCACTGGCCCAGCTTCCGGTGCCGGCGTTGCGGCGAGTTCGTCGCGCAGGTTGACGCGGACCCGTACCCGAACCCTCCGGGCTGGCAGCACCGCGGTGCATGCGTGTGATGACCGATTACGACCTTCGTGTCGGTGACCTGGTGCAACTCCCGGCGCGTGAAGGCCCCTACGCCGACGACGTCCAGTGGTGGTGGGTTGTCGTTTCGGTCGATGAGTACGGGGCGTTGAATGTCGCGCACGGGATCGTGCGACGTGCCGGGGTGGGGGCTCACACCGTTAGACGGGTGCGACGGCCGTGAAGTTCGACCGGGCCACCGCGCCCGATGCCCGCGCCGCGCGCGGAGGCATTGTCAGCGAACCGAGGACCACATGAACCGATGCAGTTACGACGCTCAATCCGAGTGGCGGTCTTGTCTGGACTGCTGGTCCTGACCGGCCGTGTAACAAGCCCTACCGGCGACGGCCGTGCCGTCCTACTCGACGAAGTGGTGGAACCGACCTCGATGACCTGCACTATCCCGTGCGACTTTGGCGATGCTCTCGCGCGTGTCACGTTGTGGAACGACACGATCCGTTGGAACAACGCGCTGCGTTGGAACGTGGTCGTGCGAAGGAACGCGGAGACGGTGACGCATCCGGTAGGTGTCCCACAGGCGACAGGACGTTCGACTCGTCACGTCGCCGTCTTCGCTGCCGTCTCGGGTGATTGTGGAGGCTCGCTCCCGAGCTGTTGTGTGCTGCGCCGCGAGTCGGGTGGGAACATCCGGGCGCAGAACCCTGTGTCGTCCGCATCGGGAAAGTGGCAGTTCCTTGATTCGACGTGGGGCGGCTACGGCGGCTACCAGCATGCGAAGGACGCCCCGGCCGACGTGCAAGACGCCCGTGCTCGCATCGTGTTCGCGGGTGGCGCGGGCGCAAGCCACTGGGCCGGAGGCGGCTGCTGATGCACGGCCGCTGGTTCATCTTCTGGGATGACCTGACCGGCCGTGCCGCGATCCGCTGCGAATGCGGGCAGCAGTTTCGGACGTTGCCCGCATGGGCGCGCCACTCCGAACAGGCGGTCGTTCAGTGAGCGGCCGGGACCTCGAGCTCGTCGTCCACCCAGTCGGGCAGTACCGGCCGGCGGGGTTTCGGTGCCGGCGGGCGCGCGTTGCGGAGTGTCTCGCGGATCTGGGCGATCGCCCGCTTGCCTCTCGCGCGGTCGAGGTCGTTGGGGTGGAGTTCGTCCCGCCAGGGGCTGGCCGGCTGGGCGTCCCGGTCGGTGCAGACCATGCTGCCATTATGCCCGATATGTCAGTGAACGATGCGCGAATGTCCAGGTGGGAGGGCTGATGACCTAACGGCTGTCCACAAGAGAACGATACCGGCTGGGGATTAGCAAGGACCGCTAGGGGCCCGTGGCGCGTCAGCCGGGCTAGATGCATTCGATGCATTCCATGGCATGCGTTGGCATGCGTTGGCATGCGTTGGCATGCGCGCGAACCCTCACGCGGGTCCGTTTAGTCAGGGGTTCTTCGGGTGGGCGGGGTAGTGAACCAACCGTGCAGCCCCCGGAGCATGACCGCACAACGAGAGCACGACCAGATGAAGCCTGCGAAGCCGGGAGCAACCGAGCGCAGCGAGGGCGGTAGCAACCGACGTGCCCGGCCGAAGCTGTTGACGGAACAGTTGGTCGTCAGACTCTCCAAGGCCGAACTGCACGAGCTCGAACAGTGGGCCGACGAGAACAACTGGACCCTCGCGAACGCAATGCGTGTCGCCCTTCACCGCGCGGTCACCTCACGCGGCTATGACTGACCGCCGTGTCGCTCGCGCTGCTCGTCGTCCTCCTCATCCTCACCCTCACCGGCTCCGCCTTCGCCGTCGGCTGGATCATGCACGAAGAGCACGACCGCGAACGCTGAATCAACGTCAGGCTTGAAAACCCACGAACATCTCGTTAGTGTGCGCCCCACACAGTACGGGCCGACGAATGTCGGTAAAACGGAGTGGGGGATTCCATGACTAATGTGATGTTCGATTCGGAGATGCCAGACGACGACGACGCCGAGGCCGAGACGGTGCGAGACACGAGACTGGAGGCGATCCTCGACCGCTGGGGCCTGACCTACGAACTGCAAGACGAGTACCCGCTGCGCCGCCTGAAGATTGCTGAGGAAACGCAGGCCCGCAGCGCCGATCACCGTCAGCCGAGCTCATCGGTCGACGAGTACGCCACCCACATGAAGAACGGTGCGCAATTCCCGCCGATCCTGATCGCATCGAACGGGATGCTTGTCGACGGGAACACGCGAGCCGCCGCGGCCGAACGGATCGGACGGGACAGCATCGCGGCATACGTCGTCAAGCTCGGCAACCTCGAGCTCGGCAAGCTGATCGCCGCCGCGATCAACCAGACGAACGGCCGGCGTCTCGCATCCGAGGAACTCGTCGCCGCCGCCGAGGGATACCTCGACGCCGGCTACACCGAGGAAGCGGTCGCCCGCGAGCTCGGCTGTTCGATCTCGCATGTTCGCAACGTGCGGCGCGAACGCACCTACCGGGATGCGGCCACTCGCGTCGGGACCGACGAGCTCAAGATCGGCAAGCCGCAGCAACGCGTACTCGCCGGTGTCACTCACGATGAGCCGTTCCGGGCTGCGGCCACCCTGGTCGCCGAGACGAACCCGACCGCCAAGGACACCAGCGCGCTCGTCGACGAGCTCACCAAGGCGCGCTCGGACGCCGACGCGGTCGCGATCGTGAACGCCAAGCGTCAGGAGTGGGCACCGGCGGGACCGCCGCCCCGTCGTGTCGTGTCGAGCGCCAAGCCGACGAAGGCCCTCAAGGTCGTGCGTCAGCTGGTCGAGATGATCGGCGACGCACCCGGATCGGTAGTCCGGATCGGCGACAACCAGGCCGAGCACGCTGCCGCGTGGCGTGAGCTCGAGGGGCTCGTCGTGCAAGTCGTCGCGTTGTACGGGACGGAGACCCCACGCGCCGATGACTGACGCGGACTTCGACGACGAGGCCGCCGAGATATCGCCGCTCGACGAGCGGTTCCCAAAGTGGCAACCGAGCGGCGGAGGAAACGGTGTCATGCGGGCCGTGTTCGGACTCTTGTACGAGCACGGCCCCATGACGCGCAACGAACTCGCCGATCAGCTCGCGGAATCGATGTCGATGCCGGCGCTCGCGTACGTCCGCCGCTGCTACCTCCACAACCTCGGCGCGCGACCCCTCCGGAGGACCTCCATGGAGGGGTCGCTACCGGCGCGTGATCCGGTCCGAGAGCTGCGCGCGTACCTCTCGAAGAATCTCAGCAACGCGCGACGCAACGGAACCCTCGCGCCCGACGGCGGAACCGTCGACACGCGACGCTGGCACACAACCGCCACACCGCCACGCTTCACCGTCGACCCCGACGCGCCGCCCGTCCCGTACACCGCCGAACGTCATGCCGAATGGCTCACCCGAGAACGTGCAGTGACCGACAAGTCGATCGCCAGCATGGACGTACAGATCTACGCCACCGCACCACGCACCGAACTCGAACGGTGGGCACTCCTCGCAGCGTTCACGGCCGCCCGACGCGACGCACTCGCCGACACCACCGACCTACGCAGCCTCGGCCTCGCCCGCATCGTCGCCCGCTTCAAGCAACGGCCCCCCGCGAACCAAGCAGCAGTCATCGCCGCCCTTGCCGCACAACTCGCGGACACACTGGGGGAACCATGAGCCAACGCAACACAACCCACGCCGGCTACGGCTGGCAATGGCAACGACTACGGCTCCGGATCCTCGCAAGAGACCACGGCACCTGCCACTACTGCGCCGGCCCAGCCAACACAGTCGATCACGTCACACCAAAGATCGAAGGCGGCACCGACCACCCGGCCAACCTCGTCGCCGCATGCTCGAGCTGCAACAGCCGCCGCTCCCTCGCATGGGTACGCGCCAACAGGGGGGCACGCGCGGCAGGGGCCGTGCTCGAGCGCCGCACAAGGAAGAGGGAATCGCGCGCCGGCGGAGCGCTCGTTCCCACCGATCCCGAAAGCGCCCCGGTTTTTTGGGAGCATGGGGCTGGCCTGACGACCTCAGCTGGGTTCGGACCCATCCCGGACGAACCGTCCATATCTGCCCGGATGGGTACGGCGTCGGGCGTATTGGCTGGGGGCTGATCGGATGCCGGCGGGACGGGCGGGGGCGCTCGCGATCGGACATGGCGGGAGCGGGCTGGGGGAGCGGCGGGCGGCGCTCGACACGAAGGTCGACCGGTCGCGGCCGCCGTGGCGTGTCTGGCGTACCCGATCGAGGGCGGCGCGCTGTATCCGGTTCATCGAGGCGTACTGCCGGATCCCGTCGGGGATCGGGGCCGGGGATCCGATGCGCGTGCACCGGTTCCAGCGCGACGAGCTCGAGCAGGTGCTCGCGCCCGGGGTCGGTACGGGCGGCGTGTCGATCTCGCGCGGGAACGCGAAGAGCACGTTGTGGGCGGCGGTCGGTTTGTGGGCGGTGTGCGATCACGACGACGCGCCGGTCGTGCCGTTGATCGCGCACGATTCGCTGCAGGCGCGCCGTACTTTGTACCGGCCGATTCAGCGGATGGTGCGATTGAGCGACGAGCTCTCCGCGCGGTGCATCGTTTACACGAGCAATGCGGATCGGCGGGTGTGGGTGCCGTGGAATGACGGGGAGCTCCTGCCGCTCCCCGCGGACGCGGACCGGTTGCAGGGGCTGAACCCGACGGTCGCGCTCGTCGACGAAGCGGAAACGGTGCCGGCGGCCGTGTGGCACACGGTCGTGCAGGGGGCGGGGAAGCGCGAGGCGTCGCTCGTGCTCGCGATCGGTACGCCGGGCCCGGACGCGAAGGATTCGGCGCTGTGGGATCTGCGCGAGCGGGCCCGGGCGGGGGCGCCGGTCGCATGGGTCGAATACGCGGCCGCGGAGGGATGCGCGATCGACGACCGGCGCGAATGGCGGCGCGCGAACCCGGGGATCAAGGCCGGACTGTTACGGGCCGACGCGCTCGAACGGGAGCTCGAGACGGTGCCGCCGGAGCTGTTCCGCATGTACCGGCTCGGGCAATGGCTCGACGTCACGATCTCGTCGTGGCTCCCGGCGGGCGCGTTCGAGAAGTGTCCGCGCGTCGACGTGCCGCCGGACGGGACACCGATCGTGCTCGGCCTCGCGGGAACGTGGACGTCGAGCATCGCGCTCGTCGGCTGCACGGTCGACGGTGCGGCGTTCCTCGCGTGGGCCGATGACACGGCGACCGACGAAGAGCTCGAACAGGTGCTCGCGGCGGCGGACGAACGGTGGCAGGTGCTCGGGCTCGTCGTGCAGCCGCGCACTCGGGCGACGCTGATCGGCCGGCTGGCGGATTCGGGGTACCCGGTCGAAGTGTGGGCGCACCGTTCCGATCTCGAAGTGAGCTCGGCGACGGAGTGGCGGCGGGCGATCGTGGAGGGACGGTTCGCGCACGACGGCTCCCCGGTCCTGGTCGAGCATGTCGCGAACCTCGTCGCGAAACCGACGCCGGACGGGTCGCTCACGCTCGGTGCGCCCGATGACGGCCGCCCGGTCGACGCGGCCCGCGCCGCGCGGATGGCATGGTGGCGGGCGGTGTCCGAACAGGACGCGGCCGCCCCCGCGATCTTCTGATCGCGCGCATATCCGCAGGCGCGGCGTAACGTCGCGGCGAATGGTGATGGAGCTCGCACCGCGGCCGGCGCGTATTCGGGAACGTGTGACGCGGGTCGTGCGGCAATGGTCCCCGCCGTCGTGGTTCCCGATCCCGGGCCCGTACACGTCGATCATGGTCCCCGAGAGCTCGGTGAGCTCGTCGCTCGTGTCGGTGCCGGTGACGGCGCGCACGTCGCTCGCGATCGCGGCGGTGTACCGGGCGCTCGCGACCTACAGCGATCTGATCGGGACGCTCCCGGTGCAAAGACTCCGCGGCGACGAACGGCTCCCGTCCCCGCCGTTCGTGGAACGTCCCGCCGGCGAAGTCGTCGGATGGACCGACGAGATCGGCCAAGCCCTATGGAGTCTGCTCCTGCGCGGGAACGCCTACCTACGCGTGACGTCGACCGACTCGACCGGGTACCCGGCGACGTTCGATGTGCTGAACCCCGACATAGTCGTCGTGGAGCGGGCCCCGTCGGGGGCCGTGCGGTACCGGTGGGATACGGGCGACGGTTCCGAGCAGGTGATCGACGGCCCGGCCGCCGACGAGCTTCTACACGTACGGCTCAACCGGCCGCCCGGCCACTATTGCGGGCTCGGCGTGCTCGACGTGCAACAAGGCCCGGCATCGACGTTGCGGGGCGCATACGCGTCGGAGGCGTACGCGAACGAGCTCATGGGCTCCCCGATGCCCCCGGCGGTACTCACGCACCCTCTGCGGCTGAACGCGACGCAGGCCGCGGCGCTGCAGGAGCAGTGGGCGAGCTCGATCGGCCGGGCCCGGGCGGTGCCGGCGGTGCTGTCGGGCGGGATCTCCTACCAGCCGCTCACCGTCACCGCGAAGGACGTCGAGCTCATCGAGTCCCGCCGGTGGAACGCGACGCAGATCGCGGTGCTGTTCGGGCTCCCCGCATGGATCCTCGGCGGCTCGTCGGGCGACTCGATGACCTACAGCACCGTCGAGCTCGAGCTCACGAGACTGTGGACGATGGCGCTGATGCCGCAATGCGTGCGGCTCGAGCGGCACTTGAACGCGTGGGTGCCGAACGGGCAGCGGCTCCGGTTCGTGCCCGACGCGCTCCTGCGCGCGCAGACTCTCGAGCGGTATCAGGCGCACGCGATCGCGATCTCGGGCGGTTGGGAAACGGTCGACGAAGTGCGGGCGCTCGAGAACCGGCCGCCGCTCGAGACGCTCCCGCCCGTTCCCGTGTCGGTGCCCGAACCGATGCCGCTCCCCGCGGGCCCGGGCTCTGATCCTGCGATGGAGGTAGTGCCGTGACACGGACCGAACCGCGCGAGCTCCTGATCGTGCGCGCCTACGCGGGGCCGCTCGAGACGACCGACGGCCGCACGATCGTCGGCCGGTGCGTCCCGTTCGACGTTCCGGCAATGGTCGCGGACGCAGACGGCGTCCCCTACCGGGAGATCTGGCGCGCCGGCGCATTCCGCCGTGTCGTGCGGGGCGCCGGGCGGGTGCTCCTGAACTACGAGCACCGCGACGGGCTCGTCGACACGATCGGCCCCGCGATCGAGCTCGAGGAACGGCCCGACGGGCTGCATGGCACGTTCCGCGCGATGAACGGCGTCCCGGGCGATCAGGCGCTCGAGCTCATCCGATCCGGCGCCGTCACCGGCCTGAGCGTGCAGGCCGTCGTGAGCGTCCCGCATTCGCGGGTACTCGACGACGGCACGGTCGAACGGTCCCTCGCGAAACGGCTCGAACACGTAGCGCTCACCGGCGTGCCCGCCTACCACGATGCGACGGTGACGGCGGTACGTTCCGCCCCCGACGAGCTCGGGGCGCCCCGGATCGACGAGATCCGCGCGTGGCGCGACACGGCCGCGCTACGGTTCGCGAAGAACAGCGAACGCTAACCGCCCCCCGTACCGGGCGGGCCCGGCCCCCGCCCCCTGGTGGCGCCCCCCGGGATCCCGACGTGCGGCCCCCGGCCCGGCGCTCGAGCCCATAACGGTTCGCGCACGAAGGGGTTACACGATGCCGGGAATGCTCGACAGACTGCACAGTGAGCGGGGACGGCTGATCGAACAGGTCGACGACGTCACCAACGCCGCAGAAGGCGACGAACGCGATCTCTCCGACGCGGAGCTCGAGCTCATCTCCCGGGCCCGGCACCGCGTCGACGACGAGCTCGACCCGCAGATCGAACGGCTCGAAGAGATCGAACTCGCCCGCTCGCGCCACCAGCGCGCCACGGCGCCCGCCGGCGCCGTCCCGGCCCGGACGCTCGACGTCGCCGCCGACGTGCCGGTGTATCGGACGTTCGCGCAATACGCGCGCGACGAGCTCGTACGCCGGTACGACACGATCGCCCAGAGGGCCGGTTCCGGCTCCCGCGCGCAGGCCGAAGAGCGGATCACGCGCGCCGTCGCGAACACGATCACGTCGGACGTGCCCGGGCTCGTCCCGCCGCAGTACCTCACCGACATTGCGCAGAAGATCGACGCATCCCGCCCGATCGTGCAGGCCGCCCGGTCGGTGAACCTCACGAGCGGGACGCTCGTGTACCCGTCGATCACGTCCCGGCCGATCGTCGGAAAGCAGACCGCGGAGAAGACCGAATCGGCGTCGCAGAAGATGGGCGTGCAATTCGTGTCGGTGACCGCGGACACCTACGCCGGGAGCGGCGACCTGTCGTGGCAGGCGATCACCTGGTCGAACCCCGACGCGCTCGGCCTGTGGTTCGATCTCGCCGCGGAGGCGTACGCGATCCAGACCGAAGCGGCGACGGGGACCGTGCTCGCGGCGGCGACGGCGCTCGCAACCCCGGCGGTACCGGCAACCCCGGCGCTCGCGGATTGGATCGCGGCGATCACCGCCGCGGCCGGAGCGATCTATGCGGCGTCGCGGCGGCGCCCGAACACTGTCTTCGCGGACGTCGCGTCCGGGTACTCGATCATGGGCCTCGTCGCGAACGTCGCGCCCGTGTTCTTCCCCGCCGGTGACTTCAGTCTCTCGTCCGGTACCGGCAACATCGCCGGGCTACAGCTCGTGATCTCGGGCGGGCTCCCCGCCAAGACTGTCGTCGTGGGCGACTCGCAATCGCTGCTCGCGGCGGAAACGGCCGGGAGCCCCGTCGAGCTCCGCGCGGTCGAACCGGCGCTCGGGGGGATGGAAGTCGGCGTGATCGGCGCGTTCGTGTCGAAGATCACCGACGCCGGCGCGTTCCGCAAGCTCACCATCACCTAGGAGGGGCCCGGCTATGGCTCAAGTCGATCAGGCGGCGCTCGCGCCGCCCGTCGAAGGCGAACCGTCGTCGAACGAGACGTGCGGCCGGTTCCCGGCGCAGGAAGTCGCGCAGACATTCCCGGGGACCGGTACCGATCCGCAGGCGGCCGACGCGGCGCCCGCGCGCGCGGCGGCGAAGTGACCGGTGCCGTACGCGACCGGCGACGAGCTCGCGGCGGCCGTCCGGGTACAGGTCACCGCCAAGAATTCGGATCAGCTCGACCGGTGCGTCGCCGCGGCATCGGAAGAGATCGACCACGAGCTCGACCGGCTCGATACGGATCCTTTGCCGGATCCGCCCCCGGCGCTGGTGCACGAAGTGTGCATCGCGCGCGGTGTCGAATGGTGGAAAGCGAACGATGCGGCGTTCGGGGCGCTCGGGTTCGACAACACGGGCGTACTGAGCGTCCCGCGCGACGGGTTCGCCCGTCACGCCGCCGATCTGATCCCCTACCACCAACAATTCGGGATCTCCTAGTGGGCGCGCTCGCGGATCTGCGGGCGCGCGTCGCGACGGCGCTCACCGGGCTCGCCCCGTCCGGGGACGATTGGCCCGTGCACGACGGCCCCGTCGATTCGGTGACGCCGCCGTGCTTCGTGCTCGTGTGGCCCGAACCGTGGCTCCTCCCCGCGACCTTCTGTGTCGAGACCGCGAATCTCGACGTGATCGTCGTCGCGGCCCGGATCGATCCGGCGCCCGGATATGTCGAGCTGGAATCGCTCCTCGAGGCGGCCGTTCCCGCGTTACGCGCGGCCGGTGTCTCGTACACGAGCGCGGGCGCCGCCGGGCCCCTCGAGGTTTCCGGCCTCACGTACCTGAGCTCCCGACTGCACGTAGCTCATCCCGTCACTCTGTAGGAGGTATCCCGTGACAGCTGTAATTGTCGACAAGCCCCCGTTCATCTTGCAGAAGCCGACGATCTCGATCGGCCCCGTTGGCTCCGAGGTGCAGATCGAATGTGGCGCGAACCAGATCGACGCGCATCCCGAGCAGGACTCGAACGACGTCGAGACGTTCTGTGGGACGTTCACGAGCTACAAGCCGGAGAAGTGGACGATCACGATCACGTGCGTGCAGTCATTCGGCGCGACTGACGGGCTGTGGAACAACCTCCGGCCGCTGTGCAACACGGTGCAACCGTTCCTCCTCATCCCCGACGGGCGCGTTGCCGTGTCGGCCGATAACCCCGCGATGGAGGGGACCGCGTACGTGACCGGGTTCGCGTACCTGAACGCGGCCGTCGGTGAGGCGTCCGAGTTCGATCTTGTGCTCGCGGTGCAGGGCGATCCGACGTTCCCGATCGTCCCGGGCCCGTAGGTGCCGGGACGGGTCGAAGTCGACACGCGCGATCTCGACGCGGGATGCAAACAGCTCACGCGCGGGATCGACCGGGGGATCGGGCCCGTCGCCGGCCGCAACGCGCGCGCGGTCGCGGACCGGCTCCGGCCCCTCGTCCCCGTCCGTACCGGCCGCCTACGGAACACGGTGAAGGCCGAACAGCGAGGCGACACCGGGATCGTCCACTACGGCGGGTCGCTCCCGTATGCCGGCTACATAGACGGCCGCACCGACGCGACCGCGCAGGCGCTCGAGAGGGCCCCCGAGACGTTCTACGACGACATGCGCGCGCTCGGAGCGCGGGAGGTAGGCCGACTGTGAAACGCGAGAAGGTGCTGATCGATCAGGCGACAATGACATTCGCGGACCTGGCCGCGGTCGAAGAAGAAACCGGGATGTCGCTCTCCGAGCTCTTCGAGCGCTCACAAGCGCGCGGGATGGCGGCGCTCGTATGGGTGACGGTACGGCGCACACAGGAAGCGTTCACGCTCGCGGAGGCGATGCAGTACGGGCCCGGCGACATCGAGAACATCGGGGACGACTCCCCGGAAGTCCCCGGCGCGAGCGATGGCGCACCGCCGCCGCGGTTGCTCGCGTCTGGAACCTGAACCCGGCCGACGTGATGACGCTCCCGGTCGGACTGCTCGAGGAGATGCGGCAGGTACTGCACGACGAGGAACGGGCCCGCCGGCGCGCCGAGGCACGTTCACGGGCGCGGGGCCGCTGACATGGCAGGGCTCGGAGCGATGGGCGGCGGCCTCGATGTCCTCGTGCGGTTCATCGGCGAGAGCTCGAAACTCAAGAGCGAAGTCGCGAAGGTCGAAGGTACCGGCGGCAAGATGAAGTCGTGGGCGAAAGGCGTCGGCGGCGCCGTCGCCGGGGCGTTCGCGGTCGGTGCCGTCGCCGCGTTCGGCAAGAGCGCAGTCGACGCGGCGCTCGAGAGCGAGGTCGCGACGAACCGGCTCGAGTCGGTGTTCCGCTCGATGGGCGACACGACCGGGAAAGCCGCGCAGGAGGCCGAAAAATTCGCCGGGGCGCTCTCCCGTAAGACCGGGATCGACGATGAGGCGATCATGTCGTCGCAGGCGTTGCTCGCGACGTTCGGGAAAGTGAGCTCGGAGACGGGCCGACAGGCGGGGATCTTCGATCGGGCGACCGCGGCCGCCGCGGACCTGTCGAAAGCCGGGTTCGGTGACATGGACTCGAGCGCGAAGGCGCTCGGGAAGGCGCTGCAGGATCCGGCGAAGGGGATCACCGCGCTCGCCAAGAGCGGCGTGACGTTCACGCAACAGCAGAAGGATCAGATCAAGTGGATGACTGCGAGCGGTGACACGCTCGGCGCGCAGAAGATCGTCCTCGGCGAAGTCGAACACCAGGTGAAGGGGACCGCGGAGGCGACCGCGACGAGCGCCGACAAGATGAACGTCGCATGGGGCGAGACGCAGGAAAGCGTCGGGAAAGCGCTCCTCCCGGTGCTCGAGAAACTCGCGCCCGTGCTCGACACGATAGCGACGTTCATACAGAAGAACATCACGTGGCTCCTGCCCCTCGCGATCGCGATCGGGGTGCTCGCGGTGGCGATGAAGATCGCGGCGCTCGCGAACACCCTCTTCGGTGTGAGCATGACCGCGGCGCTCGGGCCGATCCTGATCGTGATCGCGGCGATCGCGGCGCTGATCGCGATCGGTTATCTGATCGTCCGCAACTGGGATTCGATCAAGAAGGCCGCCGCTGCCGTGTGGGGGTTCATGCAGAAAGTGTGGGACAAGATCCTCAACGCGATGAAGGGAGTGTTCAACTGGATCCGCACGAATTGGCCCACGCTCCTCGCGATTCTCACGGGCCCGATCGGGATCGCCGTGCTCCTCATCGTGAAAAACTGGGATCGGATCAAGGCCGTAATCGCCGGAGTGTTCAACTGGATAAAGCAACATTGGCCCCTACTGCTCGCGATCCTCACGGGCCCGATCGGGGTCGCGGTACTCCTGATCGTGAAAAACTGGGACAAGATCAAGGCCGCCGTCGGCGCCGCGTTCGACTTCATTGCGCGCGTGTGGGGGCGCGTGAAAGAGATCCTCATCGCGCCATTCAACGCGGCACGCGACGTCATCGGCGGGATCATCAACCGGATCCGCGACGCGATAGGCGGCGCGTTCAACTTCATTCGCGACACGATCAACAAGGCGAAAGAGAAGATCAGCTCGATCTTCGACGCCGCGCGCGGGGTCGGCGAGAAGATCGCGGACATGATCCGCGGCCCGATCAACGTGATGATCCGCGGGTTCAACAAGATCCCGTTCGTCCCTGACATTCCCGAGCTCGCGCGCGGTGGGGTCGTGATGCAGACCGGGCTCGCGGTCGTGCACGAGGGCGAACAATTTTCGGGGGTCGGGCGCTCGTTCGGGCCGACGTCCCCGACGGTATGGATCGAGCACCTCGAGGTCGCGGAGACGCTCGACGTCGACACGTTCCTGCGCCGGGCCGCATGGGCGGTACAGCGGGAGCGGATCTGATGGTCTGCGTCCGGCGCGCGTGGCTCGACTTGGACGGGTTCGTGACCGACCTGCACGACGAGGCGGCCGGCTACTACTGCACCGAGCTCGACCTGGGATCACCGGACGTGCGTGACGTCACGAACGGCCGCCCCGACCGGCACGGGATCGACGACCGCACGGCGCTGTTCGGGGGTCGTGTCGTGTCCGCGATCGTGACGGCGCTCGCATCGCACGGCGCGATCATCGATGAGGTCGCGACGATGTTCGGGCCGTATATGACTCCGGCGGTGCGGCCGGTGCTGCATTACGTGCTCGAGCGCCCGGGCCTGCCCGAACGGACGCTGATCGTGCGGGCGCAGTCGTACAGCTTCACCGTTGACGGGATCGAGGAACGCGAGGTGCAGCTCGCGTGGGTTGCGTCGGATCCTGTGGCGCGCGATCCGGCCGCCCAGTCGGAGACGGCGCGCGCGGGCGCGTCGGGCGGCGTGCAGGGCCGCACCTACGATCTGACGTTCCCGCGCACGTACCCGGCGGGCTCGAGCGCTCCCGCGTCGGCGACACTGTTCTCGCCCGGTGATGTTCCCGTGTTCCCGGTCGTGCAGATATTCGGGCCGATCACCGAGGCGTCGGTGCGGTTCTCCGCCGGCGCCGATCCCGTCGGGAACGGTTCCGTCGGGATGATCCCCTCCTACGTGATCCCGGCCGGTTCCTATGTCGAGATCGACTGCGAGCAGCGCACCGCGTACTTGAACGGCAACCGGGCGCAGTCGGTACTGACGTCGCTCGATTGGCTCGAGATCAGCGCGAACGGTTGGCCCCGGATCCCGCCGCGTGTCCCCGTCACCATGTCGATCACGGGAAGCTCGACCACCGACGCGACGCAGGCGGTCGCGACATGGCACGACGGGTTCCTCTCGTGACCGCGGTCGTGTACGCCGGGAGTCTCGACGACACGGCACCGTTCCCGGTCCCCGAAGGGCGCGGCCGCTGGCGGCTCTCGTTGCATTCGCGGGTGTTCGTCGGCGGCGGATACGGCACCGCCGGGAGCCCGTGGCAGTCGACCCTGATCGCGGTGCTCACGTCCGCGCGCGGCCGCCGCCTCGAGCAGTCACTGAACGGGGCGGCGACACTCTCGTTCACGGTCGACGGCCGCGATCCGCTCGCGGTCGCGATCCGCGAGCTACAGACCGACGTGATGGCGTGGCGCTGGGATGACTGGGCGGGGCGCGACGTGTGCGTCGGCCGGTTCGTGGTCGATCATTCGCTCGATCAGATCAGCGAGCAGTCGCACGTCGTGACGTTCTCCTGCCATGACTATCTCGCGATGCTCGAGCGCCGTCTCCTCACCGGGACCGCCGCGCTGTCGCTCACCGCGACCGATCAGGACACGATCGCCGAGCTCCTCGTGCGCGACTACGGCGTGAACGCGCGCACCGTCGCGGGCGTGACGTTCCTGCCCGGTTCGTGGCTCCCCCTCCATGTCGTGATGGTCGGCCCGTCCGGGGCGGCCCGGGCGATCTCGGGACGGGCCCGGGACCGCGTGTACGCGCCCGGCTCGCAGATATCGCAGCTTCTCGACGATCTGGCGAACGTCGCGAACGGGTTCGAGTACGACGTGCTCCCCGCCCCGGAGGCGCCGGCCGGACTGGCGGGCCCGACGGCGGGGCCGCTCCCCGCGAATGTCGACGCGCTCCGGATCTTTTACCCGTCGCGCGGGGTCGTCCGGTCCGACATGGCGCTCGTCTACGGCGGGAACGTCGCGAACCTGACGCGCACCGTCGCGAGCTCCGACTACAGCAACCGGATATGGGCGATCGGGAACAAGGCGTCGACCGATCCGCTCGGGCCGCAACGGTACGCGGACCAATACAACGCGACGGCGCTCGGGCCGCCCGGCGGGCTATGGGCCGACGTGCTCAACGCGCCCGACGTGTCGGTGCAGTCGACCCTGAACGAGCAGACCGCGGGGATGCTCGCGCTCGAGGGGCAGATCGTCCCCGCCTACACGCTCGGGCTCCGCCCGGGCTCCTACCGGTACGGGTTCCCGAACGTCGGTGACGTCGTGGGCCTGGTCGTGCAGTCCGGCCGTCTCGACGTCCGCGAGGATCTGCGTGTCGTCGCGATCTCCTACGACATCGGCGACGACGGCGAAGAGGACGTCGAGCTCACCGTCGGCCGGGCCCCGACGACGTTAGGCGCCATATTCCGCGACACGCGCCGGACCCTCGACGCGCTCAATAGGAAGTAGGAGCGATGACACGGTTCGCGCCCCAGTGGATCCAAGCGGCCGCCTACCCCGCCGGCGTCGACCGGCGCCTCATCGGGGCGCTCTGGCCCGTGGTCGCGGTCACGGGAATGCAAGTCTCCCCGGCGGCGGCGATGACGGTGAACATCGCGGCCGGACAATGCGCGATCCCCGCCGCGAACGGTACGGGGTCGGTGCTGTGCTCGAGCGACGCGATCGAGCAGGTGACGCTCGCGGCGGCCCCCGCGTCGGGCCAGTCCCGTTACGACGTGATCGTCGCGCAGGCGCGCGCGCAGGATCTCGACGGCGGCGCCAACAACGATTGGCTCTTCACCGCCGTCACGGGCAGCGCGAGCGCGTCACCCGCACCGCCCGCGCTCCCGCAGGGCACCGTCGCGCTCGCGCAGGTGCTCGTCCCGGGCGCGTCGGTGACGATCACCGCCGGGAACATCACCGACATCCGGCCGGGTCGTCTCACGCAACCGTGGAACGCGTCGTGGGGCGTCGTGGGATACGTGAAAAACAGCTCAACGACCGGGCCGATCACGACAGTCGAGACGGATATCAGCGGCCTGACGGTGACATGGCAACCGGTGAGCGGCCGCCGGTATCGCACGAGCATCAAAGTGTCGGTGAGCTCGAGCGTCGTGAACGACGTCGCACAAGTGAAGATCACCGACGCGGCAAACACGATGCTCGAGCTCCGCCGTGTGCAGCTCGTGACGGCAGGCGCGTGGACGGTCGCAACATGGATGAGCGAAGGATCGTCGGGCCCCTCCGCGCCGCTGACACGTAAGGCGCGCATCGTGCGCGACGCCGCCGGGACGGGAAATATCACGATCATCGGCGGCCCGAACAACGAGATCACGGTCGAAGATATCGGCCCGAACTAGGAGGCATTTCATGACACCTACCGAACCGAACCAGACCGGAGACGAGCAGGCCGAGGTCTACGAGGACTCGCAGCCCGCCGACGAGCAAGGCCCGGCACCCGTCGAGCCGATCGTGACCGACGAATAGGGAGCATCATGCACACACCCACCGAACCCGACCAGCCTGACGGCCCGCAGCCCGACCCGACACCCGACGACGAGACAGCGAGCCGCGATCCCGAACGTGACGGCTCGCGTGACGCGCCGCCGGAGCCGACGAGGGAGGCGGGCCGCGATCACACGCAGTCCGTGGGGTAATGGCGCCGGTCACTCTCGTCACCATCCATCACGAAGGCGGCGGCGCACCGACCGACAACGTGGGCCGCTACTCGGAGGGCGGCTACTGCTACGGCATCGGGATCACGAAGTTCGAGCGATGGCGCTCGCCCGCGGACAACTGGGCGACGCTCAACTTCAACGGCGAGGACTTGACGATCTGCCTGTCGGGGAACCGCATGGACTACGCGGTGACCGACGACGACCTCGAGCTCATCCACGGCGCGTTCATGGACAGCTACGACCGCGGCGAGGTGACGGGCGCGCCGACGGTGCGCGACCACCAGGACTCGCCCGGCTCGGCAACGGCGTGCTCGGGTGACTTCACACGGGGCCGCTGGTCCGAC